TCGAGTACTACATTGATTGTCTCAGTCCGTGGCTGGAACGGTGGGAGCAGGAATGCAACGAAAAGCTCGTCTCACCGCTCGAACGCAATCAGCAGGAGATTGAATTCGTCGTCACGGGGTTACTCCGCGGCGACATTACGGGGCGCGGCGAGTTCTACAGCAAGCGCTTCAACAGCGCGAGCATCACGCCGAATGACATCCGCCGGATTGAAAACGAGAATCCGATTCCCGGCGGCGACATTGCCGCCTTTCCGCTGACGCACATCCCGCTCGACCTGGCGCATGACTATTTTGAAGCGCAGATTGCGAAACTGAAAGCGCCGCCGCCGGCACCGCCCGAGCCCAAGCCCGATCCGGCGTTGCTCAAACGGATTGAGGAGTTGAGTGACGAGATTCGGATCGTGCGGGCGGTGGCCTGTGAGGCCGAAGCGGCGAAGGATGCCGCGCTCGCCGAGAAACTGACCGCCCTCGGCCAGCTCGAGGCGGAACGGGCGGCGCACGCGGCGAGTGGGGCGGCGAAGGATGCGGAGATCCATCGCCTGATTGGCGCGACGGAAGCGTTGAGTCTGGACCTGGCGACGGCGCAGCGCGAACGGGATACCGGCCTCCAGGCGTTGACTCTCGACCGCGATCAGCTCGCGCGCCGGATTCAGACCTTTGAGACGGAGGTCGCGGCGTTAACGCAGGAAGTCGACGCGACCGTGGCCAATCTCACGCGGGAACGGACGCAGCTCGCCGAAGCCGAGCAACGGTGCGCGCACGCGCAGCAGGACGCGGAACAGCTCCGCGCTGAGCGGGAGGCCTTGCTGACCCAACTCGCCGCCGCGCAAGCCGTCAGTCAGGACGTGCTCGGGCAGATGACGGATCTGCGGACGCAGCTGGCCGGCGTCGAGGCCGACCTCCTTGAGGCGCGGACAGCGCTGGCGAAGAGCGAAACGCGCGAAGCGGACACAGAGACGGCGCGGAAGGTGTTCGAAGATCTCGCGGCGCAGCGATCCGCCGACGTCGATCGGCTGCAGCGTCGCCTGGTCGATGTGCAGGGTGCGATTCGCGCCGAAATCGTGGAACGCTTCTCCTGGTTGATTGAAAAAGAAGCGGATCGTGCCCGGCGGATGCAGGCGTCACCAGGGAAGCTGACCAAATGGATCGATGACTTCTATGGCAATTGCACGGAGTACTATCGCGAAAATCTTCGCACCAGTATCAAAGCCTGGATCCTCTGCGTCGATCATCCGGAGCCCGTCGATCATCTCCTCGATGTCATCGTCGCGCAACACGTCGAACAATCGGTGCGGCAATTGCGCGCGGTGGCGAACGAGTCCGATTCGGAAACGCTCGCGCCGGCGCTGGAGAAGGTACTGCGACGCTGGGAAGCGAGCCGCGCCGAAACGCTCGCCACGCGCATTCTGAAAGAGGTGGCGTGATGAAAGGCTTTCGGGCCGGGTTCGATACCGACTGCTGGCGCGTGGGGTGCCGTCTATCCAGCGTTCAGGCACCTACACCACGCTGCGTGTCCATCGATCCGCCATCATGTCCGGCGTACGGCGCCGAAGATGACGCAACCAGTTCCACGCCGCCGAAAGCCCTTGTCAGTATGACAGACGCAGGTGAAGCAGTGTGAAAGAGACGGTTTCAGATGGACGGCATTGAATGGCGCAGCAGCGGCGGCGAGATTCGGATGGATCCGGAGTCCAGCCGGAAACTCACCGGCTACGCGATTGTTTTCAATCAGCGCTCCGTCGACCTCGGCGGGTTCCGCGAACAGATTGCTCCGGAAGCCGTCGACCGCACGCTGAGTGAAGCGCTCGACGTCCGCGCGCTGGTGGATCACGATACCGGGAAAGTCATTGGCCGGACGCGCGCCGGCACCCTCACGCTGCGCAAGGATCGGACGGGCCTCAAGGTGGTGATTGATCCGGCGGATACGACGGCGGGCCGCGACATCGTGGAATCGGTGCGCCGCGGCGATGTGTCGGGGATGTCGTTCGCCTTCCGCACACTCACGGATGACTGGCACCTCGAAGACGGCATCCCGATCCGCGAGCTGCAGGACATGATCATCAGCGAAGTCTCGATCGTGACCTTCCCGGCCTATCAGCAGACGTCGGTGGATGTGGCGCAGCGGTCGCTGCAGGCGTATCGGGCGATCAGCCGGCGGCACTCCGTCGAGTGGTTGCAGCGGGTGCATCGGCAACGCCTGGTCTCCTGATGTCGGCGGTCCTGCCGCGGCCCGCGCGCATTCCGCCGAAAGTGTTGCGGCTCATTGTCGACGCGCAGCGCTGCTACGACGCGGGCGACTGGGATGCGTGCATCCCGCGCATTCACCAGCTCCTGAAGATTCCTGCCTTCGTCCAGCCCCTGACCTTTGATGCCCTCGGCAGCTGCGCGCAGTATCAAGGCCGGATGGATCTGGCGATTGAGTGTTTTCAAAAAGCGCTCGCGCTTGATCCGGACTACGTCGAGGCGCGCAACCGGATCATCATGATCCACGACGCGCAACCGGAGACGACGCAGGCGCAGGCGCAACGGGATCGGGAGCGCTGGTGGCAGCAGCATGGCGCGCCGCGGTACGCCTTCCGGCAGCCGCATGGCAACACGCGCGATCCCGAACGGCCGCTCCGCATCGGCTACGTGTCGGGCGATTTCCAGTACCACAGCGCCGCGCAGGTGTTCCATCGCATCGCGTTGGCGCACAGTGACGGCTATCAGCCGTATTTTTATTCCTCGACGCCGTATGAGAAGTACGACAGCATCACGAACTCCTACCGCGTCCATTCCGGCTGGCGGGACGTCGTCGCCTGGCCCGATGCGCTCGTGGCCGACAAGATTCGCGACGACGGCATCGACATCCTGGTCGACCTCTCCGGCTACACCGCGCACAACCGGCTGCTGACGTTCTGTTTCAAGCCGGCGCCGATTCAGCTGACGGGTTGGGGGTATGCGACCGGCACGGGCTGGATCGCGATGGATGGGTTGATCGCGGATCGGATCGTCGTGCCGGAAGATCGCCAGTCTGACCACGTCGAGCGGATCGTCTATCTGCCGTGCGTGATTGATTACGACGGGACGGACGGCTTACCGGAGCCCAATCCGCTGCCGTGTCTGGATCGGCCGCCGACGTTTGGCGTGTTTCAACGGTCGTTGAAAATCAACAGCGAAGATGTCGAGGTGTGGCGGCAGATTCTGGAGCGGTTGCCGGAGGCACGGCTGATCTTCAAGGGCGCCTACTGCGAGAGCTTGCAGCGCTGGTTACAGTACCAGTTCGGCGCGCTGTGGCGACAGGTCGAGGTGCGCGGGATCACCTCGGCCTATGAGCACAAGCTCGCCTATCAGGAAGTTGACCTCTCGCTGGACCCGTGGCCTCAGACCTCTGGCGTCAGCGGGTGCGATTCGCTCTGGAGCGGCGTGCCGGAAGTGACGTTAATCGGCCCGAGAATCATTCAGCGCACCACGGCCAGTCTCTTGACGAATCTCGATCTGCCGCAGTTCATCGCGGAGACGCCCACGCAGTACATTCAGACCGCGATCGAGTGGGTGACGACGCGGCGCGAGGAGCTGAACGGCATCCGGCTCGGGCTGCGGGATCGCTTCCGAGCCTCACCCATTCATGCCGGCTATCTCGAGGCCACAGAACGCGCCTATCGGGAGCTGTGGCGTGAGTGGTGCGCGCAGCCGGTACGATTGGCCGATGCGCGCAAGCGCCTGGCGCTGGCTCTGGCCTCGTAACTGGGGTCGGACCGTGAGCCCGACCGTGCTGCGCCGCTGCGTCTCCTGTGGCGAGCCCTTCGTGGCGCCGGTGGGGACACCCTATGGCTCGCAGTGTTCAAGCTGTGAACGGCAGGAAGCGGGGCGGCTCGAGGCGTGGGAACGCAGTCTGCGGATGCAGCGGGCCGTCCGAGAGGCCGAACTGAACCATAGTCGGTGACGCGATCTCGCGTTGATTTGGTGTAGACTGCCGCCTCAGACAACCGAGCCAGTCTTGCGGGTCGACCATGTGCGACGTAGCAGGCTGGTGACAAGTTGGATGTAGCACCGCCATGATCGGGCGCATCCGTGGACGAATCGCAAGATTCGTGTGCATGGAGTGCGTCCTTCCGCTCTCGGCCGTCTCCTGCATACGCGAAGGAGAGGGGCCGTGCCATCACTTGCCGACCTCCGCCTCAAACGAGGTCAATTAGCGAAGGACGCTGCAGAGATTCTCAAAATCGCGAGTGATCAGCAGCGCGATATCTTCAACACCGAAGAAGCCAGCAAGTTCGACGCGATTCACGCGGAGATCGATGCCCTGGGACGCCAGATCCACATGCTGGAACGGCAGCAGGACGTCGAAGCTGAACTGGCCATTGGCAGCGGTCGGCGTACCGAACCCAATCGGTCCGAGGAACCTGAGTTTCGCGGTCCCTCCCGGCTGAGTCAGGGCACCCGAGATCATCATGATGCGATCCGGGCCTGGTTCCTCACTGGGGCTCGGAGCAATCCGACGCCGATTCCTCCATCGTACCTGCAGGCCGCGCAGCGCATCGGCGTCGATGTCAGCAAAAACACCTTAAACATCAAACTGGCGAGTAATGCGCTGCGTTCGTTACAGCCAGACGAATTGAATCGTTGGCAACAATTTCACGACGAAGAGCAGCGCGCACTCGCCGGGCCGCAGAGTTCGACCAGCGCCGGCGGCTACACGATTCAGGACGCGGCGATGCGGGAAGTCGAAATCGCGCTGCTGCAATTTGGCGGGATGCGCCAAGTTTCGACGATCTTGAGAACGGATACCGGCGGCCCGATGCCGATTCCGACCGTCAATGACACCAGCAACGTCGGCGCGCTGGTGGCGGAAGGGACGACGGTCGGGACGCAGGACGTCGTGTTCAGTCAACTTGTCCTCGATGCGTGGAAATACACGTCCAAAGCCATCCTCGTCAGCGTCGAGTTGATGCAGGACAATTCGATCAATTTACCGCAATTGCTGGGCAAAATTTTGGGTGAGCGGTTGGGGCGTATTGCCAATCAACATTACACGACGGGCACCGGGACCGGCCAACCCAATGGCGTGGTGACCGCGGCCACGTTCACCCAGGCCACGACCGGCAACACGACCAGCATCACGTATGCAAACCTGCTGGCGCTGTATCACTCGGTCGATCCGGCGTACCGCATGAACGCACGCTGGATGATGAACGACAACACGCTCAGCAAGATCAAAGCGCTGACCGATACGAACGGCCGCCCGCTCTGGTTGCCGGGGTTGGTGGGTCCGGCCCCCGATACCATCTTTGGCTCGCCCTACGTCATCAATCAGGATATGTCCTCGATGACGATCAGCGGCAAGTCGATCCTCTTCGGGGATTTCAGCAAGTACTGGATCCGGGACGTGCGCGACTTCACGCTCTTGCGCCTCGAAGAGCGGTATGCGGAGTACTTGCAAGTCGCCTTCCTCGCGTTCATGCGGACGGACGGGGATTTGCTGGACGCCGGGACGCACCCGATAAAAGGCTATCAGAATTCCACGTAAAGTCTTTGTTTTCAACAACTTACAGGCGAGTCCGCTCGGGGTGGCCTCGCCTGTCTGGCCGCAGTGAGACTGCCCATGACCGTGCTCGAGCAATTCGTCCGACGGAC